TTAGGTTCATCCTTAGGTTCATCCTTAGGTTCATCCTTAGGTTCATCCTTAGGTTCATCCTTAGGTTCATCCTTAGGTTCATCCTTAGGTTCATCCTTAGGTTCAGCCGTTGGGTCGTCCTTAGGTTCAGCCGTAGGGGCAGTGTCTTCCCGGCCTACGTTGATAGTAGCACCTTCAGGAGCGTCTGATAGGGATGCTAGTGTTGGACCCACTGAGGTCCCTTGGTCTTCGATGTTAGACATTAAGCTTGTTCTCCAGCGGCGCTAACCTGATCTGCAATTGCTTTCGCAGCAGGGCCAGCAGCCTTATCAATCATGGCGTTAGCCTGTTGTTGTTGTTGAGCCTGTGCGTCCTCAGCGTCTAACTCCGCGTCTGGGCGTATTAGCCCTACGATGTTGACGTTGCGACCGTTGGCCATGCGTTGGATTAGATTGTCCCAGTTGAGCTTGCGAGCTACGCGTGGGTTAACTTGTGCGAAGGCTAGGACGTCGTTAGCAAACCCTTGCAGGTTCGATAAGTCTTGTCCGCGACCGAGAGCGTCAATGCCTGTCACGATGCGAGGGACTACAGAACCTTTAGGTAGCTGCGGGAGGTCCCCGCGTTTACGCATGGCGTATATCCAGCGGCTTACGATAGGCAGCTGTAGCTCTTGACCGAGGAGAGAGTACTGGCCGCCTAGGACATCTTCGATCTCCTGAGATAACTTACTGATCTCGAAAGCAGTGACACGTTCGCCTGAGCGCTGTACTGAGGAGGTCATTAGGAATGATCTCTCTAGCCGCTGCAGGATGCTAACGAGGGTACGTTCAGCAACAGAGAAGTCGGCCATCTTGTCCACACGAAGTGCTTGGATGTCTCGAATGTCTCCGGGAACGACGTCGCCGTTAGCGCTGTCTTCAATATCTTCAATGTCTGTAACACCGTGAGGGTTAGCCAGCCAAAGTAACTTAGCACTTAGCATGGCACCTTCGACGAGGGCCTTAGATAGGCTGTTCGCGGAGTTCAAGTCACCGAACACTTCTTCGACGTACGAACGCCCATAGTCTTCACCGTCTACTGCAATCATGCGTAGGGCGATCCATGGGTTGTTCTCGTCCGTGTACGAACCTTCCGTTCCGGGGACCATATGGCCCTTAACTTCTTGGTGAGTGATCCACTTCTTGGCAGAGACACGCTCGACAATAGTGTATAGCTCAAGTTCTTCCTTGGAAGATTTCGAGGGGTCTGTGATGGTCTTGTCGTGTGCCTCCACGCTCGCTAGGAACTCAGGGTCCAGCGTGGTTTTAGCGATGACTTAGCGGACGATGATTTTACAGACGTTGCCTGCGCGATCTCGTTGCACGACGTACTGATACAGCGTGTACCCTTTAATGGTATCACCTACGTACAGTAAGTAGTTGCCCGCTACCAGCATGTGCTTCACAGCTGTAAATAGGGATGAACGCAGCTTCGTTGTTTCCATGTCGCGGACGACATCTTGCTCAACCTTCATTAAGCCCGCTTCAAGTGCTGCTGCTAGTTCGTCCGCCTCTTGCGGTTCCATGTCGAGCAGCTGGTCGCGTTGCTTGTTCGATAGGTTAAGCTGGAAGAACGGGTTATTGGCAGGAAGCAGCGTCATGACTAGCTTGGCCGTGAGCGTGTTAACGCCTATCGAGCCTACTGATTGCCACGGCTGCTGGAGCTGGACGTTCTGATTCTTTTGTACCTGATCGGTCTCTGTCGGAATGAGTGAAGGGATTGTCAGTGCAGCACATTCATGTGCGCGGCGAAGGGCCTCAGCCCGCTCACTGGCCATGTTAGAGTATTGTGCTTTAACTGACTTGGGAGCTTTTGGTTGTTCCTTAGCCATCTACATCCTCGCAATAGTACGAGGGCCTACGCCACCTTGGGTGGATACGTCTGTACGCATTGTCATACGGTTGCGCGCTGACGTTGGGGACGCTTTGCCTGATTGGTTGCGTTCTTGTAGCTGCAAGTTTTCTGCAGTTTGGCCGGGTTTGTCAGGAGCAGCTGCCGCTGACGATGTATCAATCTTTGGTGCGCTACACATGGGAAGCCTCCTGTTGTTTTTTGTAATGCCGCCGCAGGAAGTCCAGTACCTGTTGGGCACCGGATGCTTCACCAAACGCAAAAAGCCCCCCATCAGGACGACGAGGGGCTTGATCTGGAAAGGCGGCTTCTAGGCGATCTAAGAGTTCTTTTGGAACTTCGGGAAATGCCATGTAACCTCCGTTTATGGTTGAATTGCGACTAATTCGTTCAGTAACTCAGGGTTTTGAATTTAGACCTCACCTGCGTTTTTCTTGCGGTACTCCTCGAGTAAATATTCGAGAGCATCCGGGTTGTTCATAGGATGCCTGTCGTCGATTAGTGTATCGTTCAGCAGCGCATCCAGAACGATTGCACAGCCTGACATAACGTGGGTCAAGTGATGAAGTCCGCTGTCGGAAGCCTTGTCCTGCCCTGCGTTATACAGCTGCAGGTGGCGGTGCATCGCATCCATGTACACTGAGAGGTTCACTGGAGAGTGACGCCAGTTGAACGGCGTGTACTTCGTAGCACCGTCGCGGAAAGCTTGGGCCAGTTCAATCAGGGCAACCTCAGGTACGAGGGACAGGGACACTTTATGACGTGCGGCAATATCCTTCAGGTTTGTAGCTTTAGCCTTATAAGCCGCTTCGGATACATCCTCCAAAATGTCTTCTCCCTCTAGAAAAGAATCAAAGGTACTGCCTACACCAGCCATACGTTTTCCTTTCGATTGATAGTCGGGGTTCTTACAAGCTTCGTCAGGGCCGGAGCCGCAGAAGTCGCAGTGTTCCCAGTTTTCGGGACACGGGGGGGTTTTGAACTCAGGCAAGGATACGCACCGTCCTCTCTGCAAAGACCCAGCGGGCACGGGGTGTCGTACCACCAGCTACTTTAACTTGGTGTTTCTCCGTACATACTTCTTGGATGATACCCTGCGAAAGGCTCATGTTGTTGCCCTCGCGGATAGGGTACGCCACGAGGTGACCTTTAAGTAAGAGGCAGTTGTTGATGTCTACTATTGGCAAGTCAGACATTAGTTCACGGGCGGTAGCCATGGGATCACCTCATTTGTTTTAGGGTTGTAATCTTCAGCTCGTAGGATGCGAGCTACTCGTGCCTGCGATAAAGCGAACTCTTGAGTTAGCCCTTTCTTGACGAACTCAGGGACGATTAGGTCATCCCAAACTTCTGCAATTTCATCGTTAGGGATGGGACGGTCTAGGATGTTCATTGCCGTTTTAGGACCAATGCCCGGACAGCCGGGGTATCCATCCGTAGCGTCACCCATGAGGGCTTGTAGTAGGTGCATCCAGTTAGCTTCAGCCTCAGTAACCTCGAAGAACTCTTGCTTACGGAAGTTGTAGTGACGTCCGGGGATGGTGGCGAGGTCCTTGTCAGTCGTGACGCAGATAGTTTCACCGCCATCAGGCTTAGTATGTAAGATGCCCATTACGTCGTCG